CCAGGCGCTGGCCTATCAGAAGGGCCTGCAGCGCTGGGACGCCGCGCGGTGGGAAGCCGAGTTTCACGCCCGGGCAAAAGCCCCCGGGGAGGAAACCGAACCGCCATTGCTCGCCATAGCGAGCGAACCGGCCACGCCCCGCGCTGAGCCGGTTGGAAACGACGAACGCCGTCCGTCGGATGGCCGCAGGTACTTCCGCAAGAGGAGCTGATCATGGCGTTGTCGCCGACCGAACAGGCTCGCCTGGAAAGCCTGCGTTCGGCGCGGGACCTGTTGATCAGTGGCCGCGCCGTGGCCGAGGTCCAGTCGGGCGGCCGCTCCAAGAAGTTCGCACAGGCGGACATGGGTGAGCTGAAGGACGAGATCCGGGGCCTTGAAGCCCGTGCTTCGACATCAGGACGCCTTCGCGGCACTCTCAAGTTCAGGTTCAGGCCATGAGCAGCAGCTTCGGCACCGTCGGCCGTCCATACCCCGCGCCTGCGCGATCGGCCTCTTACGATACAGGCGGCGACCGCCCGCACGAGGCAGCACGCCGCTCCGGCACTTTCCTCGCCAACTGGCGGCCGACACTGCAGTCTCCCGACGCGGCCTGGCTGCCGGATCGGAACGAGGTTGTCGCTCGTCAGCGCGATATCGGCCGCAACGAGGGCGTCGGTGCTGCGGCATCGATGCGCATCGTCAACTCGGCGGTCGGCTTCCGGTGGGATTTCACGTCCCAGCCCAACTGGAAGGCCCTGGGCATTACCTATGAGGCGGCTCGCGAGCTGGGCAGCCAGATCGAGGCCCTGTGGGAGCAGACAGCCTACAGCATCCACTTCCTGACCGACGCGGAACGGATGCTGACATTCGGCCAGCAGCTGCGCGCCTCGGCTGCCCATATCGTCAACGACGGCGAGATGGTCGGTCTGGTCGAATATGCGTCTGACGAACCGACGCGATTCAAGACCCGTCTCCGGATCGTCGATCCTGACCGGCTCTCGAACCCGAACGGGCGGGGTGACGGCGCTCTTTTGCCCAGCGGCAACACCATTACCGGTGGCGTCGAGAAGACCCCAAATGGGATTCCGGTCCGCTACTGGATCCGCGAAGGCCATCCGGCCGACGTGGGTGGCCGCCCCAGCATGAACTGGAACGGCTGGGAGCGGTATTCGACTAACTTCGGCCGCCCTCAGGTCCTGCACGCCTTCGACAAGCTGCGCGCCGGCCAAACTCGCGGGGTGACCCGCTTCGCCTCGTGCCTGTCGCTGTTCAAGAGCTTCGGCCAGTACAAGAAATCCACGATCGAGGCAGCCGCAGTCAACGCCCTGTTCCTCGGCTTCGTGAAATCGAACGCCGGGCCTTCCGCGATGAAGGAAGGCTTCGATTTCGACGAGCTGTCGGCGTTCAGCGAGGAACGCGCTGGCTTCTATGAAGACAACCCGATCGAGGTTGCTGGCGTCGGCCTGCCCGTCCTGGGCCCGGACGATGACGTCACCATGCAAACGGCATCGCGTGACACCTCGGGCTTCGAAGGCTTCACCCGCGCCATTCTTCGGCTGATCGCGGCGACGCTGGGCGTCACCTACGAAGAGATGACGATGGACTTCTCGACGACGAACTATTCGTCGGCGCGGGCGGCCCTGCTGATCGCGTGGAAGGAAACGCTGTCGCTGCGCGGCCTGATCGAGCAGCAGGTCGCCTGGCCCTATTTCGCCGCCTGGCTGGAAGAGGCTTTCGACATCGGGGCCCTGACTGTGCCGGCCGGTGCGCCGGACTTTTACGACGCGATCGACGCCTATGTCGAAGGTCGCTGGCGCGGTCCTGGCCGGGGCCACATCGACCCGACCAAGGAAATCGTTGCCGCCGCGGCCCGCATGGAAGCCGGGATCACCACCCTGGCGGACGAGTGCGCCGACTACGACGGTTCGGACTGGGAAGAGAAGATGGAGCAACGCGCGCGTGAGGCCGCGAAGGGCTCTGATCTGCGCCTGCCGACCGACAGCTCACAGCCCTCGGATTCCGCCGACGATCCGGAGGCCGAGCGTCAACGCGACGACCGCCCCGCCCCAGCCGGGCGATCCGCCCTGACACAGGCAGCGCGCACGGCCGCCTCGGCCCAGCACGCCGCCGACCTGGATGCCCGGCCCGCTGCGGCCGCCTGACCTGAGGACACCCATGCGCAATCCTGCCCGCCTTGCGGCCGATCTTTCCGGCCGTCCCCTTCTGCTGCGCGAAGCCTCGGTGCCCGTCCTGGCCCGGATGCTGGGGCTGGAAGCGGGAGACCGTCCGACCGGGTTTGCCGGGTTCATGGCCAGCGCCCGCAAGCTGTTGAACGGTCGGGACGAGGCCGACCACGACGTGACCGAACCCTCCGCCTATGCCCCGCGCTGGCTCGGCAAGCCTGACGATCAGGGCTTCGGATGGACGTTGAAGGACGGCATCGCCTGCATCGAGATCGACACCTGCCTCATGGCCGAGGGCTTCGGCTGGGGTGACACCTGGTACCACGGCTATGACACCTTGGCCGCTGCCTATGAGGAGATCGCCGCAGACGCCCGCGTGATGGCCGTCTTCGAAGTGGTCCAGTCACCGGGTGGCATCGTCGACCCTGGCCTGCCGGAGCTGGCGGCCCTGAAACGGAGCATTCGCGCCGCGGCCGGCGGCAAGCCGATTTGGACCTATGCCCGGGATGCCTATTCGGCGGCCTACTGGATCGCCAGCCAGTCCGACCGCATCATCGCCCCGCGCGAAGGCGGCGTGGGCTCGATCGGGGCCGTGGTGGCCCACTGTGACATCAGCGGGATGCTGGGCGAGGCCGGCATCAAGATCACGGCGTTCAAGTTCGGGCCCCGCAAGACCGATGGCAGCCCGTTCGAGCCGCTAAGCGACACCGCTTCGGAGACTTTCCAGGCCGAAATCGATCAGTGCGGCCGCTGGTTCGTCGCCGACGTGATCGAAGGCCGCCCGGTGCTGACCGAGGCCGCCGTGCTGGCCACCGAAGCCGGTTGCTATTTCGGCCAGGCCGACGACACCGCGCGCTCCGGCCTGGCCCTCAACCTGGTCGACGAAATCATGACCGAGCGCGCCGCCTTCGCGGCCCTGCGCGACCTGGTCGCCGACACCCGCCTGCCCAACCCTGCGGCACCTGCCGCCTCTGCACCGAAGGAAACCGAGATGAAGCGCAGCGAAGTTCTGGCCGCCGCCAACCGGGCGGGTCTGCCCGCCGCCTCGATCAAGAAGCTGGAGGCTGAGATGCCCCAGGACGACAAGCCCGAGGGCGAGGAAGGCGACGACACTGCTGAAGAGGACACGCCCGACGACGAAGCCGTCGATGGTGAGGACAAGGACCAGTCGGAGGCGCAGAAGATCGCCGCCTCGCCGGAGGCCGTTTCCAACCCCGCCCTGGCCAATGCCGCCATTCGTGACGGTCTGACCCTGGCCCAGTTCCAGGGCCAGGCGAAAATCGCCCAGTCCGGGGGCGGTCGCGGCCAGCTGCAGGCCATCCTGGGCAACTCCGCCCGCCTGGGAGCCGACACGCCGCCGAAGAAGGCCGATGCCGGTCTGGACACCAAGGCGATCTACGCCAAGCGCGCTCAGCGCGGAAAGCCTGCCCGCGCCTGAGTGCGCTCCCTTCCCATCGTTAAAGGGAGCCGCGTTCGCCACGAGCGACGCCGCCCCGAAACTGGAGCCTGAAATGACCAAGGTCACCATGTCGCCCCGCGCGGGCGGCTTCATCCTGTCCGAAGCGGACGGTTATCGCTCGCGCGAACAGATCATCATCGGGGCCAGCCAGACCCTGCTGGCCGGCGCGATCCTGGGGGCCATCGCCAACGGCGATCCCGTCGTGACGCCGGGCACGCCTGTCGGCACCGGCAATGGTGTGATCGGCAGCTGGACCGCCGATGCCGGCGTGCCGTCCGGCGAATGGACGATCGAGATCCTGGGCTCGGGTGCCACCGCCGCCTTCAGCGTTCTGCGCCCCGATGGTGCGCTGGACGGCGTCGGTGCGGTGGGGACGGCCTACAACGGCGGCATCAACGGCACCCTGGCCGATGGATCGACGGACTGGGGCACCGGGACGCGCATCCCGTTCGCCGTCGCCTATGACGAGGCCGGGCTCACCTATGTGAAGCACGATCCCGAGGGCACGAACGGCTCCCAGGTGGCCAGCGCCATCCTGTTCGACGCCGTCACGACCGCCTCGGGTGAAACCGCCAAGGCTGCCGCCGTCGTGCGCGATGCCGAGGTGGTGGAAGACGATCTGGTCTGGGACGACCACACCAGTGGCGAGAAGCTGACGGCACTGGCCCAGCTGGCCCGCAAGACCGCCGACCGGGGCGGCATCATCGCCCGACCCGCCGCCTAAGCGGCCGCCGACACCTCGACAAGACCAGACCGGCGCGGGCCTTCCGCGCCGGTCACTGCCTCACCCCGACGCCAGCTGAAAGGGCCCGTCGGACAACCTGTGCTGAAGGAAACCCGACCATGCTGGTAGATATCTTCCGGAACGACCTGTTCCGTACCACCTCCCTGACGGCCGCCATCAATGCGGTCGAAACCCCGCCGCAGCGGATCGCCGAACTGGGACTGTTCGACGAAAAGCCGGTGCGTACGACCTCGGTCGTCATCGAGCGTCGCGACGGTGTCCTGTCCATCATTCCGGCCAAGGCCCGCGGTTCCGACCCGACTCCGATGAAGGACAATGTCCGCAGCGGCATCTCGCTGGAAGTCCCGCACTATCCGGCCCGCGACACCCTGCTGGCCGACGAGGTCCAGGGCGTTCGCGTCTTCGGTTCCGAGAGCGAGCTGGAAGGCGTCGAGGCGGTCCGCGACGAAAAGCTGACCACCATGGCCAACGCCCTGGATGCGACCGAGGAATATGCCCGGCTGGGTGCCGTTCAGGGCGTCATCCTGGACCACGACGGGTCGGTGATCTTCGACCTGTACGACGAGTTCGGTGTCACCGAGCCTGCGACCATCTTCCTGGACCTGAATGCCGCCCATACCGCCGGCTCCGCCCCGATCCGATCCAAACTGACCCTGGTGAAGGACCAGATGCGCCGCATCCTGAAGAACCAGCCGGTGCGCGGCGTCTGGGCCCCCTGCGGCACCACCTTCTTCGAAAAGCTGACCAACCACCCCGAGGTGCGCGAGACTTATCTCAACCAGCAGGAGGCGGCGGATCTGCGCGGCGGCGATCCGATGGAACGCTTCACCTACGGCGGCGCGACCTTCGAACTGTATCCCGGCTATGGCGACGTCGAGATGGATGAAGACGAGTGCCGCTTCATCCCGATGGGCGTGCCTGGCCTGTTCGTGTCCAGCTATGCCCCGGCCCCGTGGTTTTCGGCGGTCAATACCCTCGGCCTGCCCCGCTACACGATGGCGACGCTGGACCCCACGGGGGAGAAGCGCATCGACCTGGAAAGCCAGACGAACGGCCTGCACATCTGCACCCGTCCGGAAGTGCTGATCCCCGGCAGCCGCCTGGCCAGCTGATCCCCCGCTCCCTCCTGAGCCCCTACTGAACCGCCGCCGATCCCCGCCATGGGTATCGGCGGCGGGCTTTCTCGACCGCCCGGACCGCCCCTGCGGACGGACGGTCCAGCAAGCCCGTCCGAAGGAGACACGCCGTGAACACCAGCTCAACCCCCGCTCTGAACCTCTCCCCTGCCGCCGCCTCCGGCCAGGCGCAGCCGTCGCCGGAGGCGGCCGACAAGGCGGCGGCCGACAAGGCGGCGGCCGACAAGGCGGCGGCCGACAAGGCGGCGGCCGACAAGGCGGCGGCCGACAAGGCGGAAGAAGAGACCAGGAAACCCGCCCGTCGCCGGCGGGGCCCGCCGGCCGATGGCTCTTCGGAAAAGCGGGTGATGATGGTTCTGACCACGTCCAAGCTGACTGACGCGAACGGCGTCCGTCTGCGCCGTGGGCGTCTCGCCTCAGTGCCCGACCGCCGTGTTGACGGCCTGGTTGCCCAGGGGCGCGCGCGCCTGGCGTCCGCCGACGAGATCGAAGTCCTGACCCGTCGCCACGGCCGCGCCGAGCTGGGC